GGAATGCTGTATATCCTGCGGGAACTGTCCAAAGAGCCATCAATGTTTGGTTATCACCATCCCCATTTATGGTCAGGTAAATGTTAGCTGGAACTCCAGCGGTCACTGTGCCTGTTCCTGTGTAAATTGTGCCAGCATTTGCACCACCACTACCTGCACTGCGAACAATGCCACGATTTATACGGAGGTAAGACTTTGTGGTGTTAACAGCAGTTTGCCCATTCAATGTGACAACTTCGTTTATTTCGTTGTAATCGGCGTCTAGGCCAAAAACTTCTACTGTTCTTGCACCAGTCCCTGCAGCAGTGTCATTGGCTGAACTGCTTGATACAGTCATTACTGTAGCTGACGCGGGATAAGCGTATAAACCACCTTGTTCCCAGATGGTTTCTTTTGTAGCTCCAACAGCAGCGTTATAACCGAACTTGAAGACAGTTTTGTGGTAAGGTATCTGGCCACGCGCCACTTGTAGCTCGAATGGCTCAGTAGTTCCAACTCTACTAATTGAAGATATCTGAGCCATTGTTGCTCCTAGCTATAGAAGATGGTCATAGCAGTGACGTTGGTCGCCGTTCCAACGTAGATGTCACTTGTAAACAAAAGCCCATTGTCTGGGATGTTTACAGAGTGAGAATCAGACGCCAGAAAGTCTATGTCCAAGATTGTTGAACCGCCATTGCCATCAGTTAATGTCAAGCGCCCAGCGCCAGCACCAGTAAGAACCTGTACTTGGCGTAGTCTAGCGCGACCAACAGACGCCCCACCAGTTCCTGTAAGGCGTTTGGATTGTACGTCTGAATTAGACATTAGCTATCCTTTTTCTTTGCTGGACGGCCACGCTTCTTTGCGACAGGTTTTTCTTCCCATGCCTCATTTACATCAGGTGTGGAAGGGTCATCCGCTTTGAGCGTACCATCATCGTTACGCGCACGAACCTTTGCAGCTTTGAGAGGCGTCCCATCTGGGTTTAAGCCTCTTGCTGCTAACTCTTCTGCGCTTGCTGGTTTAAATCTACTCATGCATCACCTACGACGCTGCGATGGTGCCGCCTGTATCAGACCGCTTCCAGTTTGTTCCGTCAGAGAACGCTAGGATTGCTGAACCAGCAGCGCCGTCTGAAACATAAACGAGTGTACCAGCGCCAGCATCTGAAGCTGATGGTGCAGTTGCAACTGTGTATGTTGGAACTTTGATGTCTCCGACAAAACCATTTGTGGATGTCACTGGACCGTTAAAGGTGGTTGAAGCCATATTAGTACCCCTTGCACAAGGATTCGCCTAGCAGTCTTATGCAACGTCAGGTGGGGTGGAATCCTGTCTGCAAGGCTAATGTTACCCCATTCGCAGAATAGCACATTCCATTTAAAAAGAAAGAGGCGACTTTCGCCGCCTCTGTTTGTTATTCTTCTTCTGCAAATTCTTTTTCGTTTTGCTTTTCTTCTTCGTAGCATGTTCCGCATAAATGCCACCCATAATCTGGCTGATATTCTCCTTCTGTTGCGTTACAGCGTACACATTGCTTTCTATCTGAGTTACTCATCTTTCTTCCTTTCTTAAAAATACCCTCTGACGCTATCTGGTAAATCTTCGTAATGAATACTTCCCCGATAAAGCGCTTCAGCATATGGTGTGATCTCTTCACGCTCATAACGCTGCCACGCTTCTGAACCATACATCGGTTCAGTTTCACGCCAATGCGCCAAGTCCAATGCTCCACCAGCATTTAAATGTTTTTCCATACGCTCTAGCATTTTCTCGACGCGCTCTTTAGCCTCATGATGACCAACTTTATTTGATTGAAGTGACCAATTATGCGTCCACTGATTGCCTTTATGATCTGCAACCATAACGTAATAGCTTGTTGCGATGTTGTCTGCTGGCTCTTCTGCCCAAGGATTATTCCATTCAAAATCCCACTGAGACATATAGATGAATGCTACTTGTTCTTTGTTCATTTCTTTCTTCCTTTCTTTTGATAACTGAGAGATAAGCATCAGCAATACTTTTTCAAGGGCAAAAAGAAAAAAAATATTTTATTGTTTATTTACAAAAAGAAAGGGGCAGCTTTCGCCGCCCCAGTCTAAACCAACGAGGAGTTGATGGTATTATGCTGCGCCTTCTGTACCGAAGACACCACGCCAGTCGGTGAAGCCGAATGAATAACGCTCACGCACTTTGTAGCGCACGTTACCTGTTTCGAAATCACCTTCCATGCCCTTTTTCATTGGGGAGCGTTGGAAGTGCTTCAGTCCATCAGGGACATCAGTTGTCACGAAGAACGCATCGCTGTCTGTCAGACGACGCATCACATGATATCCTTTTGGCAGATAACCGCCAGAACGGATAGCGTTGATGTCGTTGTCAGCAGTACCGACGCGCAACTGTGACTCTAGCAGACGTTCTGCAACGAAGGTGTAAGCTGTTGGGATAACCAACATCTGACCTTGTGCAGCAATCCGAAGACCACGGTCATCTTTCATATCCGCGATTTGGATAAGAATAGCTTCTAGTGATGTTTCGGAAAGGTCAGCAGCAGTCGAAAGTGTGTTTGACTGGTTGCCGTTCTGCGTTGGGTGAGATGTGCTTAGTAGCGGTACACCGTCACCACCGTTTGTGCTTGTCGCGTTGTTCAAGACGTTTGCAGCTTTGATCTCTTTAGTAGAGGCCATAGAACGTGCAAGCGCTTTTGTGTAGCGTGAAGCAATTGAGCCATACTGACCGTCTTCTTCAGCTTCTTCAGTGATTGAGAAAGCCAAAGCAATTGTTTCGTGCTGGTAACGCGCAGTCCACTGTTGAGAAGCCGCATCATAGCTGATCGCCGCGCCTTCACCTTTTGTTGGAGCATTTCCAAACCCGGAAAGAAGCACGTCTTCTTCAAATGCCTTCTGAGAAGTGTTTGAAGAGAATACTGCTTCGTATTCGGCTGGATAGCTGTCGTATTCGAGTCCAAAAAGAGTATTCAGACCCGGCTCAAGCATTTTAGCAAAGGATGCTCTATTCATTGCCATTGTTCATACCCTCCTTAAATACCAGCACTGTCTTTCAGGAGATGCTCATTTACAAGCACTTCCATGACTGCATTTGCACCGAAAGCATTTTCGGGTGCATCATACAACGCAATGATTTTACATTGTGCTGCTGTCGCTGCCATAGTTCCTGAAATCTCAAAGCCAGATTGACCAGTCGTTGTTGAACCAGCACCAGCGACGATATCAGCACAGTTGCCGATATTTGTCTGGGCTGGTGATCCCGCAGACTGAACTTTGAATACAATGTACGGATCGTCGTACACATAAGCTACGATGTCTGTAGCAGTAGTGCCTGACGGCCAATACTCGCTATAAACATATGAACCGTCACTTGCGGTGTATGAAACCCCTGCAAACACACCAATTTGGTTTACCTCAGTCGCACCCGCTGGCTGAAGTGTACCGTCAGCAGCTAGGATGACCATATCTCCAGAGAAGATATTTTCAGCCAGACCAGAGGTAATGGTGTATTTGTTTGTACGAGGCGCATAACCGCTCATGTGACGAACTGGCACAAAGCCAAAGGCTGCATCTACATTAGCCATTTATTCGCTCCTTTTAGCGTTATTTAATCACTAGCAGCAGATAAGGATCTGCCACGACTCGTTTCGGACTTCCGCTCTTGGTAGATTGGTTGCCCACTACGCCGTCCCAACGCTTCAAGTTCCCCGACAACGGATTCGTTCTGCTCTGCGTTCTTACCTGAATAATAGTTTTTCATTGCTTTATGACGTTCTTCAGGCATCTCACAAAGAAGCATTCCTTCGATGCCGATACAACCTTCCCACTGGCCATGATTAATAGTCGGAAACAATCTACTTTTCACAGTATCAGCGGCGCGTGGTTCCCAGCCTTCGCGCATACGTTTATACACGTTATCTGGGGTGTCTTTACCCTGAATCGAGGTAGCTACCCACCTTTGGACATAACCGGGACGAGCTTCTGGCGCGTCCAAAAGTGCTGGTGGTTTCCAAGCCGTTTCACGACGAGCTTCCTCGTCACGGATGGAATTGCGAGTTTGGTTT